AATTTATAATGATAGGGAATAATGAAAGATATAGTGGACGGAAGAATAGATGAAATTTTAGAAATTACAAGTTTAATTCCTACGCCTGAACTTAAACCAGAACCAAGTTCAAGAATTTTACCTAATACAGAGGGTAAAGATGATGACATTGATTATAATTATGCCCGTGAAAATTACTACAATTTAATCGAAAGAAATCAAGACGCTGTAGAAGAGATGTTGGAGATTGCAAAACAATCTGAACATCCTCGTGCTTTTGAAGTAGTCGGACAATTAATCAAATCTGGATTAGATGCAAATAAAGAATTAATGGCACTACATAAAACAAAAAAAGAATTGACTATAGAAAAGGGACCATCACAAGTAACAAATCAAGCAGTTTTTGTTGGTTCTACCGCCGAATTACAAAAACTCTTAAAGGTAAAACGTGGCTAGCGAAAATTATCTTGGAAATCCCAATCTCAAAAATGTAGGTCAAAAAATAGAGTGGACAGAAGAATCTCTTACCGAATACATGAAGTGCAAGGAAGATCCTGAATACTTCATAAAGAATTTTGTTAAGATTATTCATGTAGATAGAGGGTTAGTTCCATTTGAAATGTATGATTATCAAGAAGATATGATACGTAAGTTCAATGATAATCGTTTTGTGATCTGTAAAATGCCCAGACAGACAGGTAAATCAACCACTATCATCGCATTTCTTCTTCATTACGTTCTGTTCAATGAAAGTGTTAACGTTGCTATTCTTGCCAACAAAGGTGCGGTAGCAAGAGAACTTCTTTCTAGATTACAACTTGCATACGAAAATTTGCCTAAGTGGTTACAACAAGGTGCAGTTGTATGGAACAAAGGTAATATTGAAATAGAGAACGGCTCTAAGGTTATTGCCGCAGCAACTTCAAGTTCAGCTGTTCGTGGTAGTTCATTCAATATTATTTTTCTTGATGAGTTTGCCCACGTTCCTCAAAATATAGCTGAATCTTTTTTCACTTCTGTTTATCCTACAATTTCTTCTGGTGAATCAACCAAGGTACTTATTGTTTCAACTCCACTTGGTATGAATATGTTTTATAAGATGTGGATAGAAGCAGAAGAAGGTAGAAATGATTATGTTCCAATCGAGGTTCATTGGTCAGATATGCCGGGAAGAGATTTGAAGTGGAAAGAGGAAACAATACGTAATACTTCTGAAGTACAGTTTACCCAAGAGTTTGAATGTGAGTTTGTTGGATCAACATATACACTAATTGCTCCATCAAAACTTAGATCAATGGTATTTAAGACTCCTTTACATATTAACAATAATTTATCTGTATATGAGGAACCAATTAAAAATCATACATATGCATTAGTAGCAGATACTTCACAAGGAAAAGGTGTAGATTATTCTGCTCTTGTAGTATTTGATGTTTCTGAAATGCCCTATACACAAGTAGCGGTGTTTAGAGATAATACTATTTCACCGTTGTTATATCCAAACGTAATTCATAATGTAGGTAATAAATATAATCAAGCGCATGTTTTAATTGAAGTTAATGATATTGGTTCTCAAGTAGCAGATACACTTCATTATGATTTAGAGTATGAAAATATAATGATTGTTACTATGAGAGGTAGAGCAGGACAACAAATAGGCGGTGGATTTGCAAAGAACATTCAATTGGGAATAAGAACAAGTAAACAAATTAAGAGAATAGGATGTGCCGCATTAAAAGATTTGATAGAACAAGACCAATTAATCATTCCAGATTTTGAAACGATTAAAGAACTTACAACTTTTGCTTTAACAAATAATACGTATCAAGCGGAAGAAGGCGCACATGATGATCTAGCAATGACATTGGTAATATTTTCATGGTTAGTTCAACAACGATATTTCAAGGAGTTAACAAATATGGATGTACGAAAAAAAATGTGGGAAGATCAAATGGAAACTTTAGAACAAGATATGTTGCCGTTTGGAATTATAGATGATGGTATGGCACAAGAAACTGTTGTAGATACTGAAGGTCAATCTTGGGATGTAGTAGATGATAATGCAAGACGATTATATACTTAGATAAATACCAGAGAAAACTTTAAGGAATAAAAAATGGCAGATTTAATAATTAAACCCGCGGCGGGAGCCGGTAATAAATTAGTTCTACAGAAGCAAGACGGTTCTACATGGATAGATACCGATTCCATTATCGGTGCTCCTGAAGGAACTGCTGTTTTATCAACAGGTGAAACTGGAGGAACAAAGTTTTTAAGAGAAGATGGAGATAATTCCTCAAGTTGGCAAACAGTTGGAGACCATACTCCAGAAGGAACAGCAATCCTATCAACAGGTGAAACTGGAGGAACTAAGTTTCTGAGGGAGGATGGAGATAACTCTTCAAGTTGGCAAACAGTTGATATGGGTGCATTAGGATCAGGATCAACAATTACCTTGAATGGTGGTATAGTTGAAAAAATAGGAACTGGTTCTATATCTGGAACAACCGCGTCTGCCGATTTAGCAACTGGTAACTTTTTTGTGTGGGATTTACAAAATGCATCAGGTACCGTTGGAACTTATTCATTTACTAATGTTCATGCTACGGCAAATTATTTATCCAATTTTATTGTAAAAGTCATCCAAGGTTCTACAGATAGAGATTTTAATTTCTTGGGATCGGGTCCAGATTGGTGGTGGGCAGGTCAAACTCCCCCTACCATGACTACAGGAAACGATGCGATAGATGTCTATTCGTTTACATCATGGGATAATGGAACCAGCTGGTATGGTGCTATTGTAGGACAAGATATGCAGAAAACTTAATAAAGGATATAACATTATGTTAGTAAGACATCACAGAGGTCTACATGTTGGTGTAGAAGCGCAATGGTATGGCGGTAGAGGATTATTTTTTGGTGGTGATGTAGGACAGGGATGGAACAGTAGCGTACAACAGGTATTCATAGATTACATAACTATACAAACAACAGGCAATGCAACTAATTTTGGTAATTTAACCCATTCTAGGGGCATGAAGGGAATGAGTGGAACTTCAGATGGTACTAGAGGATTGATGGTGGGCGGTGGCCCACAGTCCTATGGTCAAGGTGATAAGACTATAGATTATGTAACTATAGCAACAACAGGCAATGCAACTAATTTTGGTAATATGACTGTTGCAAGAGACAAATATTGTTCTGGTGCCTGTTCGGATGGTACATTAGGTGTAATGGCTGGAGGACAGGATCGAACTGGAAGTAACGACTCAGGACAAGGTACTAATAATGTTGACCTGGAAGTTATTGATTATGTAACTATAGCAACAACGGGCAACGCAACAGATTTTGGTAATTTAACTGCTGGTCGAAGTTTTGGTGCCGCGGCAGCCAGTGATGGTATCTACGGTATTTTTGCTGGAGGATATGGTCAATTTAATAACTATTATACTGATATAATGGATTATATAACTATAGCAACAACAGGCAATGCAACTAATTTTGGTGATTTAACGAGTGAGAAGTGTCAAACTTCTGGAACTGGAGATGCAACTAGATATATATTTGCCGGTGGCAAGGGCAATTATGGATCAACTATCTTTAAACAAATTGATTATGGAAATTTTGCTACACCGGCAAACGCATCCGATTTTGGTGATCTAACGACTACTGGTGGTCTTGAACCAGAGCTGGGTGACGGTGGTTCGTTTTCTCCTGGTGCCGTTACAGATTTAAGCAGAGCCTGTTTTGGAGGGTCACACGGCGAGACTTCAAATGGGTGGTATGATAGCAACCACATAGATTATATAACTATAGCAACAACAGGCAATGCAACTGACTTCGGAACCATGACTCACAGTACTTATGACCATGGTAAACACGGTGGTTGTGCAGGAGGTTAAAATTTGATTATATGAAAAAATATGAAAAAAAATGAATTAGTATTACAGGATGAACTTATTAGTTGGTGTGATAATTCAGCATTGGTAAAAAAAGTTATTGCAAGTTTGCCGGAACTGAATTTACAGACCAGAATGTTTGATAGAACTAATAGTCAAGCAACTATAACGATGATGACTTTGACAATGTTAAATGGTCAATCACCTTATAGGATGTTAAGACAAATTTTAGCTGAAGTAGAAAAACGAAAAACGGCATTATATGATGCACATTTAACTCATGCTAAATTAGAATTAAAAATTGCAAAATTAGAAGAAAAAGAAGACCGTACAAAAATCGATACTGCAAAACTTATATTATTAAAAAATAATATTGAAACCCTTCAAAATAAAGCAAATGGTAGTATGAAAGATATTGCTATTCTTGCCGATGCATATGATTCAATAAAAGAGAAAAATAATATTGATCAATGGGATGAAGAATCTTTTGAAAATGAAGAAAAAGCACACCATATTCGTAGAGGTTTTGAAATGTTATATCGAAATTTAATTGAATATAATCATGGCAAGGAAGCTACATTAGAATATTTACAGCAATTTGGTGTTCATATTCAACTTGCTTTAATTGAAGTTGGTAATTATATTAATGAAGTGGAAGATTTAATAAGACATGATACAAAGTTAACCTCATTACATTTAGAAGAATTTTTGGATGAAATGCGCGATAAATATGTAAACCATGCCGATGAAGTTAGTGAAAGATTATTTAATAAAAGATCGATGACTAATAAAGAATATATGACACGTTTTAAAAGACAACAAAAGGAGGATCGATAAATGGCATATTCTGATGATGAAAGATCATCCTTCAGACTTGTACCTATTCAAGCTAACATAAATAAGATAGAACTTGCAGAACCTACAGTAGCAGGATATCAAAAAATATTAGATTTAATAGAGGATCTAGAATATGATTGGGTTAATCGTACACAAACGATGACAGATAAACTCAATGTATTAAAAGAAACATATACAACAAAAAAGAATACCCTTTAATATATTATGATTGTTTATTTTTTGGCTGGCTTACCTAGGTCGGGCATAACTTTACTCGGCTCAATATTAAATCAAAATCCGAATATTTATGTAGGGCCTACATCACCGATACTTGAAATTTTAATAGGAATGGATCGTGTTCTTAAACAGAGTCTTACGTTTCAAGCATTTCCAAATGACCAATTTACTACAAATATGGCTTCTAGGCTTTTTAATGATTGGTATTCTGATAATGATAGTCAAATTATTATAGATAAAAATAGAGGTTGGACAGGTATGCTCCAGGCCGCAGAAATGATTACGGAAAATGTAAAAATTATTTGTCCTGTTCGTTCCGTTGCAGATATTCTTTCATCATGGATTATGTTAAATAGAAAATCAAAATCTTTAACGTTTGTTGATCATGCAGTAACGCAAAGAGGTTGGAGACTTACTGATGAAAATAGATGTATGTATTTTATGGATTTACAATCAGGATCAGTTAAACAATCATTAAATTCTTTAGCAAAAATATATGTCGAAAAACGAATGGATGTGGTGCATCTTGTAGAGTATGAGGACTTAATTAATAAAACTGAAGAGTCTATAAAGGCAATTTATAAATTTTTAGGAATTGCTGAATATAAACATCAATATACTAATATAAAAAATAAACATCGCGAAAATGATGAGATATATGGTATGAAGGATTTACATAAAGTTAGAAAAACCATATCAAAAAGTAATAATGATCCTGAAAGAGTTTTAGGTAAAAAAATTATAGAAAAATATAGCGGGCTAGAGTTCTGGAGAACTTGAAAAAGGATCTATATCCGCAAAATTAACTTCAGTAGGTGGGTTGTTTATTTCTGTTATTAAATCTTCAATTTTATTAGATAGATCAGGTCTTTCCTTTTTCAATCTGTTTAAAAAACTTAGAGAACCAGTAATCAATTGTTC